TTTCAAGGTAAACCTTGGACAGATGACAATCGAGAGCATCTTATTATTGAGTTGGGTGACGTTATGTGGTACGTGATGCAAGCCTGTTCAGCACTTGAAGTATCATTAGAAGATGTTGTCGCTGGAAATGTAGAGAAATTAAAGAAGAGATATCCAGGCGGAGAGTTTGATGTTTATAAATCAGAGAATAGATCGGCAGATGACAGATAAATAACAGGGCTATAACCTTTTTATTTTATCATGGGCTTAGAAGCTTCAGAACTTATGACTGCAGGGGCTCTATTTTTCCCAAATAGAGTTCTCGATGTTGCGTTATCCAGTAATAAGAATCTTGGAGATTTTATGGAAACCGCTAAAAAAAAGGTAGAAACTAACGTAGAATTTGGTTCTAGTAGAAATGAATTTTTAGAAATGATGGTTCCAAGTCCTGCTATGATGAGAGAGTTAGTTATAGGAATATCGGCAGCAAAAGCTGTAAAGAAATGGGTCACGCAAAGTCATGGAATACGTCAAGATTCTGTAGCAGATAAAGTCTTCATGACAGGTAATGTATGGCCAACAGAAGTAAAAGATTTTAGAATTAAAGCTTTTGGTTTTGATGATTATAATTCTTCAGATTTAATCTACAAACCTGACACTGGCAAATATTTTGGAATATCTTTAAAGAAAAAACCTAAACCAACATCTCCAGATCCTACTCTTATTAATAAAGCATTTGATACAGTATTACAGGGGCCAAATTTTGATAAAATAAAAAAAGAATTAACAGATGTAAGAGTAACATATTTTGCTGGTTTAGTCAGACAGGCACATGAAGATGGTATTTTATACATTCCTAACATTGATCGACTGCCAGATGAAGAACTTTTTTCTGGTAAAAATAGAGATAAAAAGATATTTAAAAGACCGTATCCAAATACCAAGGGAAGTTTAAGTGGAGGTTATGATAATGATAAGGCTCCAGATGCAATGCGATCTTTTACAAATAGAGAATTAGCTAAACAAAATAATGTTTTGTTTAAAATGTTGATTCAAGTTATGGATGCTAATTCTGATGTATTTGCAGACTCATTAATAAATTTAGTATTGAAAACTAATTTGTATGATCAAATAGCTGCTAGAAATTTAAAGAAATATACTTTTGGTTTTGCTTTAGTCACAGGAATAGGTGAAATAAAAAGAGGTCAACCGATTGCATATGATGGAAAAGCACTTGATTTACACACTATTTTAGATGGATTGAGTCAATTAAAAGCAAATAAAGAAAAATATAAAATTACAGTTGATGTAGAGAGAAAAGCAGAATCAACTTCAGCTAAAACTTATTTTACTTTAAGTAAAAAAGGTATACCAATTCTTAATTTAGAATTAAGATATAAGGGAGATAAGACGCCACAACCACAATTTCTTGGTACAATAAGTAAAGAGTTCGTAAGTATTCTAAGACTTAATTCTTTGGTTAAAAGAGATGGCTAAAAACACTCATTTAGAACATTTAGAAGATGATATAGTTAATAGTGGAAAAACTGGTGGTTTTAATGCTATTAAATTCTTACGTGAATTAGGAAAGATGTTATCAGAACCAACATCTAGCATAAGAATAACAACAAAATGGGATGGAGCTCCTGCTGTGGTGTGTGGAAGAACACCAGAAAATGGAGCATTTTTTGTTGGAACTAAATCAGTATTTGCAAAAACAAATCCTAAATTAATGTTCAATAATGAAATGATTGATAGTGTTTACAGTGGTAATTTAGCTACGATTTTAAAAGAATGTTTAAAATATTTTTCACAATTAGGAATCACAGGAGTAATTCAAGGTGATTTATTATACACAGATAAAACTAAAGTTACAAAAACAATTAATAATCAACAATGTGTTACATTTACACCAAACACTATTACATATGCAGTTCCTGTAGATTCTAATGTGGGTCAACAAATACTAAAATCCAAAATTGGTATTGTTTTTCATACAAGTTATTTTGGAAATACAATGCAAAATATGAGTGCTACTTTTGGTGTTGATACTAAAAGTTTAAATGGGACAGAAGATGCTTACGTGTCTAGTGCTACCTTTGAAGACGCCTCTGGAGCTGCTAATTTTGATACAACTGAGTTAAATAAATATAATTTATTGGTTAATAAAGCAGAAGGATCTCTTAAACAAGCGAGTACTTTTTTAAATGAAATAAAAGAGTATGGACAAAGTAAATTTATGATGAATGCTATGTTTAAAACTTTTATGAATAGGTTTATTCGTTCTGGTACAAAAATTAGTGACGCACAAGCCACATCAAATCTCTTCATTCAGTTCTATGCATCACAACTTGATAAGGAAATTCAATCTAAAAAAACTAAATCTGCACAGGATAAATATATAAAGATGAAGTCAGATGGATTACAGTTTTTAAAAACAAATTCACGACCTTTATACTTCACTGTTGCTTCATATATGAACTTGATTGAAGCTAAAACATACGTTATTCGGAAACTAGAACTAGTGAAAACTTTAGGAACTTTTCTTCGCACTGATAATGGTTATGAAGTTACTGCTCCCGAAGGTTTTGTAGCTATCAAATCAGGGAATGCTCTAAAACTGGTTGACAGATTAGAGTTTAGTCGTGCCAACTTTACCGCAGCCAAAGACTGGGAAAAAGGATGAAATCATTTTTACAATTTATTTCTGAAGCGGAAACGCAAGCGTCATCTCAAGCCAAAAATATGGGTTTGAGTAGTGATGGCCATGGTGATTGGTATGATAAACAGGGTAAATTAGTTGCAAAAACAGTCGGTGGAAGACTTAAGTTCTTCGGTAATCGTAATTTAGGTAAAAAGATAGAGCCACAAACTCTTGCACAACCTAAAAAGGAAACACCACAACCAGAGAAAAGTAAAGACAAAAAACAGTTGACTGTTGGGTTTGGTAGGTTCAATCCACCCACTGTCGGTCATGAAAAACTGATGAATACTATCAGTAAAACTGCTGGAAAGGGTGGAGAATACAAGATTTATCCATCAAGATCACAGGATGCAAAGAAAAATCCACTAGATCCAAGTGATAAAGTAGAGTACATGCGTAAGGCTTTTCCAGATCACGCTGATTCTATCGTTGATGATGACAAAACAAGGACTATTTTTGATGTATTAAAGAGTGCTTATGGAAAAGGATACTCCACTGTCAATGTTGTGGTTGGTTCAGATCGGGTCAAGGAGTTTGAGAACCTTGCGAACAAATACAACGGACAGTTATACAATTTTGACAAAATTAACATTGTATCGGCGGGTGAAAGGAGTGCCGATGCCAAAGGCGTGGAGGGTATGTCTGCCTCCAAACTAAGAAAAGCTGCTATGGATGGTGATTATAAGTCATTTAGATCAGGTATTTCTAAGAGTTTAGATGATAAAACAGCAAAAAAACTGTTTAATACAGTGCAAAATGCAATGAAAAAGGTCAAATCTGAAGCGTGGGAGTTTGCTCCTAAACTTGCATTTGAGGGACTCAGAGAAAATTATATTGCGAAAAGAATATTTTGTATTGGTGATATGGTAGAGAATATTAATCATGGATTGATTGGAAAAATCATTCGAGCTGGTGCAAATTATGTAATTGCAGTGACTGAAGATAATATTATGTTCAAATCTTGGTTAAAAGACCTCAATGAATACACTGAAGTTCATATGAAGAGTCGAATGAGAGACAAAATACACCCAAATACATTAGTCGGAACTGATGGTTTTAGAGACAATGTGATAGCGATGACGCCTGGGCAATACCCCCTTATAAATAAACTTAGGCAAAGTCTGAAAAAATCAGTATAACAATGAAGGACTCAAAAACAGTTAGAGATGAGCATCAATCTTTCGTAGATGCATGGAAAAAAATACAAGAAGATAATTCTAGTGCTCCAGTAAAAGAAGGGTACAAAGATGTCAAGAAAATGCTCAAAACCAACAAGAAAGGTTATAAAACTGAGAAGGTTCTTGTAAGAAAATCAGGTGCTTTTACTGCTCTTGCAGAGAAATTTAACATGTCACCTAAACAGTTTGGAAGATATGTAGAGGCTAATCAACATTTATTTGATATTCCGACACGTA